CCTTCTTCGATTTAATTTAGTTCTTTTGTATTCTTGTTTTCGCCTCTTAGTTTGTCTTTTAGGCTTTCAAACACTTTATAGGTGTCATGACCTTTCAATAAATCTAAGTCTACGCCTTCTTCTAACGTAAATAGGTTGTATCTATAAGGGTAACTAGACGTATCTGCGCCTATCCAGTATATCGGATCGACAGCCGTGTTAAATTCGTCTTCAAAAACGAATAAATAAAAGGGGTCTACTAACGTTGTTACTTCTGACAGCGTCAAAGCAAACGTATTAACTTGTCCTTTTTCAATGTAAATCATAACTATATTAAAAGTTAAAAAGCAAATGTTCATAAAACAACAAACCCCACCAGATTAGGTAGGGTTGTTATAAGTGTTACGTTTCTAGAATGTAACTAAAACCAATTAAGCCGTAAGACCAGCAATGATAGCGGGGTCAACCTCATAAGATAAATCTGGGTTCTCCGCCGTCAAGACCAAGCTGTATTTACTACCATCTGCACGGGCCGTACCCGAACCTTCGCCGTATGCTGTAACTTGCAAGTAAGGGAAATACCAATACTTACCGTTAGCGTCACCTACGACAGCTGTAAGGTATTGTTGTCCAGCGCCTAAGATTTTAATAGCTTTGCTTTTTTCTTGGTCGCGTCTGTGGAACATTAAGTTAATTGTTTGAGTAACATAAGACGACCCGTTAACTAAATCAATAGCAGCTTCTTCTGTAAAGTTACCAGTATTACGCTTGAACTCCAAAGCCACGAAAGGCGTTGTGTGTGTAATAGCGGTTACTTCCCAGTTAGTACCAGTTTCTAAAGTAGTAATTGCGGTGATTTCGTCTTGTTGGTTTATTAATAGCGTATATATACCCCCGCTGTTAGGGTCGCATCCTTTAAGGATTTCTTGTAAAGTAGCACAAGCCATGATAAAATATATTTTAAAGTTAAAAAAAAGGGGCGGGCGCATTACCCACCCCCGTTATTTTAGTTGTTTATTGACTAGTCGAAACAAACGTTATAAACTACAATCTGGTCTGGGTTCGTATACGCGAAACCAGCTTTCAAGTTAGCACGTGTACGGATGTAAGGCTCAGCTACTGAGTCAGCAAGGTTAACCGCTTTCAATGCTTTTGCGTCTCCTTCTGCGTCGAATGCGTAGATAAGGTCTGTTTTCAAAGCTAATACCATAGTAGAAGGCTATCAGTCATTTAGTACGCCTTTCGGTAAGATAGGTAACGCTAACTTGTCTCTACCTTACGTTAACGGACGTTACCAAGTGTCTGGCTACATTCCGTTTGGTCAAGACAACCTATTTCCAGAAACTTTAAACCAGCTTTATTTTACTTCGCCTTTACACGGGGCAATCGTAGACTTTAAAGTTAACGCTACTATAGGCGCGGGCTACCAATTAAAGACGGACAAGTTAACGCCAGACGAAAAGCTAGATATTTACACTTGGGAAAAGAAACTAAAGTTAGCTAAGTCTGTTCGACTAGTGGCTAAACAAATCGTACTACACAACCGCGTTTATTTTATGCTACATTTTGACGAAAAGCACAAAGTAAAAAGAGTCGAAAACATTTCGCCAGAAAAGGTTCGTATTAACCGCGCAAAAGATTGTTATTTTTTATGTGACGATTGGGCTTCAAGAATTGACGTAATTCCAGTTACTAAATACCACCCGTTAAATACGGACAAATGCCAGCTTTACGCTTACGAATTACCTTCGATTGGTCAAGACTACTATAGTTTGCCGACATATTCGAGTGCTTTAAATTTTGCGTTTCTTTCGGGCGAACTGAGTTACTTTGCAAAATCAAACATTCAAAACTCTATTTTCCCGTCTTTTGCAATGATGTTTCCTAAACGTCCACAAAGCGAAGAAGAAAAGAAAGTCTTAAGAGACACTATAGACCGAATGAAAGGTAGCGCCAACGCTGGAAAAGGTGTAGCATTTTTCGCAAATAGTCCAGACCAATTACCGAAAATAGAAAGCATCCCGACGAACTCTAACGATAAAATGTTTCAAGAAGCTAGCGGACTAAATACAGAACAAATTTGTTTTGCGCATACAATCGACCCTATCTTAATGGGTGTGCGTACAACTGGATCACTAGGTAACGGCGCAGACATTAAACAAGCCTACATTATATTCGAAAAGAACGTAGTTATTCCTTTACGTGAAATGGTCGAAGAAGTCTTTACAGAATTGCTTTTAATCTGCAAACAAAAAGCGGACTTTACTATTAAGAATTTCCAAATAATTAATGAGACAATTGTAGAAGTAGAAGGCGACGCTAGTAAAACACAAGACGCACTTAATGCAATGAGTCCACTAGTAGCGACAAAGGTACTTAACACAATGACAACAAACGAAGTTCGCGCCCTTGCAAGTTTAGCACCTATCGAAGGTGGCGACGTAGTACCAAGTTCAACACCAGCAACACCTTTATAACATGCTATACTTTATAACAGAAACATACTTAAAGACGAACACGCCTATAACTGCTAACGTAGACGTAACAGACGTAACGCCGTACATTAAAACGCAAGCGGATTTAAGAGTACAACCCATTTTAGGTAGTGTCTTTTATAACTACTTACTAGACGCGTACAATACGCAAACGTTAAACCCAGACGAAGAAACGCTAGTAGGTTTTATACAACCAGTAGTGGCGTGGCGTTCTGCAGAAGACGCAGTTTTCGGACTATCTTACCAGCTTAAAAACAAAGGTCTTCAAACTCAAAACGGCGACTTTTCAAATAGTGTAAGTCGCACAGAAGTAGTTTTCGGAATGGAACACTTCGCACAAAAGGCGTCTTTCTTTGAAGCTAGATTAATTAAATACCTACTAGCTAACAAAAACTTATTTCCAGAGTTTACTAGTCAAGAAAACCGCGACACGGATTTACGCCCACAAATAGAAATGTGCGATTGTGTAGGGACTTGTTACGGACGTTGTGGTCAGCGCTACAATGACAACGGATATAATAACGCTATAATGGTATTTTAATGAAGTCTAAGCTATCTGTTTTCATTCTTTCGACGTTTGCTATTCTTTCGCCTATTAAGCCGCTTATTTTAGTTGCTGTTTTAGCTATTATTTTAGATACGTGTTTCGGTATCTGGCGTAGTGTTAAAAAGTCTGGCTGGTCTTCTATTCGTTCAAGACGACTTTCGCACACTATCAGTAAGTCTTTGCTATATTCGGGCGCTATTGTGTTCATTTTCTTAATGGAAAAGTACGTAGTTTCAGACATTCTAGGGCATTTTATTGCTATTGACTTAGTATTGACGAAAGCCTTTACGTTCTTTTGTGTCATTACAGAAGTTAAAAGCATTAACGAAAGCTACTTTAGTGTAACTGGCGTAAATGTTTGGGACAAGTTTATAAATTTTGTTAAACGATCTAAAGAAAATTTCGACGAGCTAAGATGAAAAAACTAGACATACAAGCCATTAAACAAGTACGTTTAAAAGACAATCAGTATTTTGCTGAAAGTTCGCCTAAGACGCAGATTTATTTACACCACACGGCTGGAAATGGAAACGCAGAAGGGGTTAGTAGATATTGGAATGGTAACGACAGCCGAATAGCTACGGCTTTTATCATTGGTGAAAACGGAACTATTGTTCAATGTTTTTCGTCTAAGCATTGGGCGTGGCATTTAGGGATTGACCAAGAAGACTTTGCACGTAATGGCGCTAAGTATTCCAACTTAAATAAACTTTCTGTAGGTATAGAGGTCTGCAATTGGGGCTACCTTAAAAAGAAAGGCGACAAGTATTATAATTACGCTGGCGGTGTAGTTAATCCGTCTTACGTTACCGAACTAGAAACACCTTACAAAGGTTATAAGTATTGGTATAAATACAGCGACGCACAAATAGAATCTTTACGCCAGTTAGTTGAATACCTTTGCGAAACTTACGACATTCCAAAAGACTATCGTTCTGAAATTTGGGCTATTGACAAAGAAGCGTTTAAAGGGACTAAAGGAATTTTTACACATAACTCGGTTCGTAAAGACAAGTCGGACATGTACCCAGACCCCCGCGTTATTAAAATGCTCGAAAACCTATAACAGATGAAAGTTTCGATAATTATTCTGTCGCTAATTTCTACTATATTTGCGACAAGTTGCAGCGTGAACTATCATTTACGCAAGGCAATTAAAAAAGGCTATAGCTGCGACGTGGATAGTGACACAATTACCATTTCATCTATTGACTCGATCCCGTACGTTTTAAGAGACTCTATTTTCTGGGAAAAGGTAATAGTCCAAAAAGATACAATAGTGCGTTATAAGCGTTCTTACGTGCCTAAAACGCGGTTTCAAACTAAGATTGAATATAAATACAAAACAAAAGTCCTAAAATCGGACGTTGAAAAGATAAAATATAAAAATAAATACATAACAAAGACAAAAATTAATTGGTTATTTGTTATTATTGCATTCGTTATAGGATTCCTTACTAGGTTATCTTTTAGCGAAACCTTTAGAAGTAGGTTAAAACTTCTACCTAAACTTTTCAAATGAATAAAAACAAAGGCGGGCGTCCAGTAGTAAGCAAAGGCGTTCCACGTGTGCGGTTAAGTCCGCAAGAATTCGACCTAATTAAGCAATATCGGGCTATTAAGGACAAGTCTAATGAAATGGGCTTAAATGAAAACGATGTTAAGCACGGCTGGATAAAAACAAAAGACGCTAGTTTATTTTTTGCTAACCCAAGTTTTAACGCTGGTAAAGAATTAGACCTAGACTTTCATAAGCTACTAGAAAACGCGCCTAAATTAGAAGTAAAGCCTAAACAAACACGGAATTTTAACGGGTCTTTTGACAAGCTAGTGTTTACAGATGTTCACATAGGTATGGACGCTAGCGACAAAGGTCGTAGTTTATATCCGTCTGAATGGAACGAAGACATACTTTTCGAACGTTTGTCTAAAATGATAGACTACACACTAGCTAAACAGAACAGCAACGTACTTTATATATTAGATTTAGGCGACTATTTAGACGGCTTTAACGGACAAACTACACGTGGCGGTCATTCGTTACCACAAAACATGAGTAACCAGAAAGCGTTCGACGTTGGTTTTTTATTTAAGACTTTATTAATTACCCAGCTTTCGCCGTTCTACGACAAAATCTACGTTAGAAATATTTGTAACGATAACCATAGCGGGGACTTTTCCTACTTTGTTAATCAGTTCTTTAAAACATATGTCGAACGGGATTTAAAAAACGTCTTAGTAACTAACCAGACTTTGTTTATTGATCATGAAATAATAGGCAATAAATGTTTTGTAACGACACACGGAAAAGATACGCATAACATGAAGTTAAGTTTTAAACCTAAGATTGACCCTAACCAAATCAATAGAATACTAGGGTATCTAAATACGAACCAACTATTAAACAAAGGCTACGAAATAATCTTTGAAAAAGGCGACAGCCATTTATACTTGTTTGATTCGTCTAGTAGTGACGTGTTTAAGTATTACAATTACCCAGCATTTAGCCCGTCTTCTAACTGGGTGGCTATGAATTTCCAGCTAGGCAAAAGCGGATTTATACATTTTAACTACGATTTAGAGCAAAAGAGTATAAACGAATTCTTTTTTTAGTGTATATTTGAACTTTCATAATAGGTTTTTAAGAATTAGGGTTAGCAGTTGAAAGCGTTAACCCTTTTTTTATAGCTATAATCTTACTTTAATTGTACCTTATTCGGTATAATTATCCGTATTTATCCGTATTTATACGTAAAATATACGCTATCGTATATAATTTAAGTGAATTTCCTATACATTACGTACTTTTCACGTTAAGTTAATACCAGTAAACACTACCATTTTAAAAATAAATGTAAAAAACTTTAAAAAAATGTTTAAAAAGTTTGGTAGTTAGAATTTAGTATTTATATTTGCATATAATTAATTCACAAACAAACAAAAAACAAGTTATGAAAACGAAAAAAGAAATGAACGAAATCATCTTAAAAGAGTTAAACGACTTATGGAATGAGTACGAACAATTTAACGAAGTATTAGGCGCGGACCACGAAGCTACGCAAAGAGCAGCTACACGTTGGGCGTCAATTAATGAACTAGTAATAAAATTAGGACTATGAAAAATATAAACTTACAAGAATCATTTGGCGACATCTGCGCTGGTGTATTTATTTTAATTGTAATTAGTTTAGCTGTAATTAGACCATATGGCGCTGAAAACACGAACGAAGTAAAACAAGAAGTAACAAAAAAAGCCGTTAAGCAAAGTAAAGTATTAGAAAAGTACGGCGAATTAATAACTAAAAACTGGTAACAATGTTTGATATTTTAGAATGCGAACTAGACGTATATACGTTAAATTTATCCTATAGCTATAAAGGCTTTATTTACGACGTTGTCTGCGACTTTGACTGGCTAGACAAAGAATATAACGGGAAAATGTTAGACTTTAGTTTAAAACCAATTAAAGGCACGTATTTTAGTGGCGAAGTAGGTAACGACGAAGAAGGCGAAATAGAAATAACGCCAGCTTATTCTGAATGGCTTTTAGAAATGGTAAGAGAATACAGAAAAAAATACATTTATTTTATGTGCGAAGAAGAAGAAAACGAACTAAGAAAATTAGATTTAAATTTAGAAGACGACAACCCTCAAAACTGGCACTACTATGGTATTTAGACTTCAAAGAATGGTAAGGTTCTGGACGACCAAAACCACCCATGAACACGTAAGGGGTTCTTTTAACGAAGAACTTTATAAAAGAATTTGTGAAATTAAATTTAATCAGAACTTATGACATCAAAAGAAAAAGCAAAAGAATTAGTAGATAAAATGCTATATTGTTATCAAGGTCATATTGATGAATATACAGCCAAACAATGTGCATTAATTGCAGTTCAAGAATTAATCAACCAATGTTATAGCCACCGGGAAATAGATTTAGGGTTGTCGCTTGAATATTGGGAAGAAGTTAAAATAGAAATAGAAAAGTTATGAAAAAGAACGAAAGAAAATTTGTTGAGTTTGTCCATGTTTATATAGTGCTACCTATGTACATTTGGATGTTTATTTTAATTATTATTAACTATAAAAAATGGATATGAAAAAAGACGAAGCATTAAAAATGTCTCAGTTTATAGCTGAATTACATAACGCTAAAATAGACGCTATCAATAGCGGTTTAAGTCCTATTGAATGGCTAAAGACTACAAAAGTGTATGTAACAGACAACTACGGCAACGCATGGCACGCGAACGAATGGTATATAGCAAATGAACTAGAAAAATATTATAATCAAAAACGACATGAAATTTAAACTGGTATACTACAGCGGTTCGAATGTTATTCACAGCTGGACGTTTGACAACAAAGCGTTGTGTAATTGGAAAAAGAAAGAACTAAGGTCAAGGGGACTTTGTTTATTAGGTAATTTTAGAATAGAAAAAGCATGAACGACAAAATAATAGAAGTGATCCGAGTTTTTATTGAACGCGACCAACTAAACACACCAAACAGAAAACGCCAACAGATTTACAAAAAGGCGTATTTACAGCACAAGCTAAAGGAATGCGGACTAACTTACAAAGCTATAGCTGAAATGTTTAACATGACACACGCCAGCGCTATACACAACATTAAAACGCACCATATACTAGTTAAATACCATAAAAACGAATACGAGGCGTATATTTACGAATATCTAGAGACTCTAGACGGCTATAAAGTAGAACCAAAAACACGGAATTTAATAGAAGACATTAAAAATTGTGCTAATTTATACCAGTTAAATAGAGTTAAACGATGGATTCGAGAAAAAAAATATGAAATAGATGCAACTTTAATAGAGTAAATACGTTATATTTGTACACGCTTGGTCTCACATTATAAAGCGAAAGGTATTATTGACCCTTGTAATGAAGTAGAAGTGAGACCCTACGGATTTGCGAGGGTTTTTTGTTTACTAAAAATTAAAAAATGATTAAAAAGGAATTTTATGAAACTGATAGCGAAGAGCAATTCACTATCGCAATTGGAACTATGACTGGTAGGTTAATAATTAACACGATACAAAATGGTGTTCAATTTGAAAAAGAAGAGGTATCTGATTTAATTCAAATTTTAAAGGATTTTTATGAGCGGATGGATTAAAATACATAGACAAATTTTAAACTGGGAATGGTATTCTGATAATAACGCCTTTCGTGTTTTTATGCACTTACTATTAAAAGCTAACCACAAAGACAGACGTTTTAAAGGTATCGAATTAAAAGCTGGTAGCGTGGTAACAAGTCGCGACATTCTAGCTATTGAAACGGGTTTAAGTGTACGTCAAATAAGAACTTCACTAGACAAGCTAAAAACGACCAACGAAGTGACCATCAAAACAAGTTCAAAAGGTACTATTATTCAAGTAGTTAACTATGGTAAATATCAAATAGAGACCAACGAAGCGACCAACGAACGACCAGCAAACGACCAACAAACGACCACTAACAAGAATGTAAAGAAAGAAAGAAGTATATTTAAGCCTCCTACTTTTAATGATTTATTAGAATTCTGCATGCAAAATAACTTAGATTTAAACGCAAATGATTTTTTAAACTATTACGATTCTAACGGGTGGATGGTTGGTAAAAACAAAATGAAGGATTGGAAAGCTACAGCCAGACGCTGGGCTAAACCTAAACAAGAAATGATATACGATCCATTGTACGAAAAAGCTAAAGCTCTAGGATATGTTAAAGACTAAAGGACAAGAATTAAAATACCTAATTGACTACAAAGAAGGTAAAATAAAACAAGGTTTAGGCTTAGATTGCCTACTAGATGACTTTTTAAGGTTTAAACCTAGACAGCTAAACATTATTTTAGGTCATGACAACGTAGGTAAGACATACTGGATTAACTGGTATTTCCTTTCTTTAGCTTTAAAGCACGGAATTAGGTTTGTTATTTGGTCTGGTGAAAACCAATACGGGCAAATTTTACGCGACATGATACAAATATATAGCGGACAGCCTTTTAAAAGTCTAAACGTTTCGCAAATTACAAGCTATTCGACTTACCTAGAGCAATTCTTTGACTTTGTAGATAACTCAAAGCTATACAAACCAGAAGAACTACTAGACATTTTTAAGAAGTCGGACGCGAAAGCGTGTTTAATAGACCCATATACTGGACTAGATAGGAAAATGGGTTACGAGGGGAACTACGAATTCTTAAATATGGCGCGTCAATTTGTTAACGAAACTGGAATGACTTTGTACATAAACACGCACCCGAATACTGAAAGCGGCCGAAGCGGCAATTTATATACTGAGGGCGAATTAAAGGGACATTTGAAATCTCCCTTAAAGGACGGAATTGAAGGCGGAAAAGCATTTTTGAACCGCTGCGATGATATGCTAGTAATTCACCGACTAATTAAACACCCAGAATACAAATTTAAAACGTGGGTAAACGTTGAAAAAGTTAAGGACATGGAAACGGGCGGTAAGCATACCGAAATTGACTACCCAGTAGTTTGCGACTTTAACAGCGGCTTGGGCTTTACAATTAACGGAATCGACCCCTTACAAAAACACCGACCAAAAGACATACAAAAAACAATAACAGACGGCATTATTTCGACAAGCCAAAAATTACGCAACTTAAACACTTTTTAAAATGGAACTGGATCTAAAGATTTTATGGGCTAAGAACACTATTTGGGTAGTCCGCGAACGAATTAAAAACGTACGTGAAAAACTCGAAAAGGACAAACCAGACGCAAAGGACTACATTAACGGCGGTAAGGATAGCGAAGAAATGTTACTAAAAACAGAACTTGTTTTAATCGAAATGCAAAACGAAATAATAAGTTTGAACCGCGAGTTAAACCAACTAGCTAGACGCAACGCACAACTAAGGGTAGCTTACGACGAACTAAAAAACGAATTAAAATTTAAAGACATTGAATTATGACAAAAGAAACTAAACTAGTAGCCTTAACGGCATTCTTACCCGTGTTGGCAGACTTTATCGAAGACCTAAACGACCAGTACGTGTTTAAACAAACCTTGAAACGCAAGGCAAATATACTAGCCGAAGAAATACAGCGCGTGGATAGAGACGTTTTACGAATAGACAACGAAACGGCGGCAAACATTTTTAACCAGCAAATAGAATTGCAAATAGCCTTCCGTCAATGGATTAATGAAAGCATAAAATTTTAGTAATGAGGTGTAAAAATTGCCGCGAAAAGTTCGAACCCGTCCGATTCAATGCAAAATACTGCCTAAAAGACGAATGCATAAAAGCCTTTGTAGAAGAAGCTAAGGCGGCTCAATGGAAAAAGACTAAGGTAAAGCTAAAGAACGACCTTAAAACAACCACAGACTGGCTCAAAGAAGCCCAAAAGGTGTTTAATACTTTTGTCCGTCTTCGCGATCGCGGTAAGCCTTGCGTAAGTTGCGGCGGTTCTTTAGGCGAAAAGTACGACGCTGGGCATTATTTCAGCATGGGCGGACACAAAGCGGTTACATTCAATGAAGACAACGTACATGCGCAATGTGTTACGTGCAACCGATA